CCGTGTTCGTGCTTTCAGAAGTGAATCCTGTATCCACAATGAACACACCGCCGATTACTAGAGAGCCACTAGGGATTGTGATCCCTGTGCCATGTGCGCCTATTGCCCGATTAGCCGTAACTCCAGCATCAAAAACAAATTTCGCGATCTTCAGGGTGCCATTATTGATGGCATCCTGAGTCGACTTCACTAAACCAGCAGAGCTCAAAGAGTAAGCCATTTTTCACTCTCCTATACGTTGCTCTTATGCAGATAGATACCGCTAACGCGGTTTTCATACACCCACGCGTCGTGGTACAGCCGATATTGAAACAGCCACGCATCAGTCAACTGGTTCTGCTCTGGTGAGAAGATTTTAAGGTTGGCCAGCTTAGTGGCTTGATCCACGGCCGTCGGGTGCATCAGGATGAAATTAACATCCTTAGCATTAACAGCCTTGCTGAACCCACCGGTGTTTGAGTTATCGCCCGGATCCAGCGTAATGCCGGTGTAGAAGCGTCCCTTTGGCACCGGGATGATCGTCATGTCGTCAAGCACGCGCAACCTGCGATCCAGGGTGCTTTCGTTGGCGAGGGTGCGGTTCACCTGAGCGGACAGCAGTCGGTGCGCGGAACTAGAGATGAAGAGCAGGCGCCCTTCAGATGGGACCTCATCCTCATCGAGTTTCTTTGCAGCTGCATCAATTGCTGCAAGTACATCCGCACCAGTTGCAAGTGCGGCGGCGGTCGTGGTGGAGATGCCTGAAGTTCCCGCCCACTTTGCAAACCGATATGCATCCACTTCTGGGACAACCTGTGTCCGGATGAACTCACCGGCCAGCCGGCCGAACATCATCCCGAGAGTTTCCTCATTGTCCATGCGGTCAATTGCGAACGCGCGACCACGTTCCTTTTCCAACTTAACAGTCTCCCAGGTTGCGGATACGTCACCGGCGGGATAGCCTGTGGTGCGGGAATAATTCCCGAGACCAACAACCTGCAATTTCAGAATCTGTACCTCGTTCACACCGCCAAATTCAACGGGTTTGGTTTGCGCATCCAGCCGCGAGGTAAGGCTATCACGCTTGTAAATTTCGTCCAAGATTGGCATAAACTTGGACGCCAATTCAGCAACATTTGCCATTTCCTAATCCTCCATTAGATACTGCCTGGTAGACCCGCTGCTTTACGTGCTGCGGAAAGCACGGAGTCTCCCAAGATACCCTTGTTCTCAGCCTTGGTGACAATTTTTGGCTCAAAATCGCTTTCTTCTTCCTCTTCCTCTGCGGCAGATTCAGAGTCCTCAAACAGATAACTGTCCTCCTTCTTAATTGTCGCAAGTTGCTCTTCCAAGCCTTCCAATTGTTCGCCGTCCTCTGAAAATTTTACGCTACTCAGGTCGAGGAGTGCTTTAACGGCCTTAATGTTTTTGGCCTTTGCGGCTGCAAGCGCGTCCTTCAGCGCGTGCTCAAACTTCAGGGCTTGAACTTTCTGTTCTGCCTCAGTTTGAGCCTTTTCGGCCTTAGACTTCCATTCTTCTGCCGCCGCTTTGATCCCTTCGATATCTAGCTCTTTGAAGCCCTCGATGGTCTTTCCAGCCTCAGTTAGTTGTGCATTCAGTTGTTCAACTTCAGCTGTCTTCGCCTCAAGGTCTGCCTTTAAGCGTTCAATATCCTTACCGTGCAGCACGATAATTTGCTGCGCGATATCCTCATCCTCGATTCCAAGTTTCACTAAGTCTTGCTTATTCATTGTACCTCCATCTCTTTCCGTCTAAGCATTTCTTTTAAGTGGTCTCTCACCACTGCGGACTGCCGTCTCATAAGCCTAACGGCTGGCTATTCACCCATTACAGTTGTATTATAACACATTTCTACGTCACATTACAACCTCCTTTACATCCGTCCGCCCTCACGGTCATACTGCCGTTGCAGGCCAGTCTGCTGAATAAAGTCTCTCATCTTACGCTGCAAATTCTGCACATCCAAGCGCTCCTGGGAATTGTCCTCACCAAGTACATCCACAGCCTTAACCTCACGCTTCTTGGCACGAATTGCGCGCTCAAGACCACGTTGTATCTGCGTCGCCTCATAAATGGACATTGTTTTTCCCATGTAAGTGACCGTCTTTTCCCGGTATTCCTTAAGCGTTTCCTCGTCATAATTACGTGTGGTCCCCTCAAAATAAGGATAAAATGAGTGTCGACAGTTGATGCCACATAAACCCGTGACTGTCCCATAACCCGTGACAGTTAGAAAGTCGGGATATTTAGGGTTCGCCTTCCTGGTAAACACGCGACCCTGCCATTCTTCATGATTCTCCGGTGCGTGACCCTTATTGCGCGCGCCGATATGCGCCGATGTTTCGATTAAGTCTACATTGTTATCGAGAATATTCTGCCAAGTTATTTGACCAGCAGTTTGGGAAACACCGGTAAGCACGGCGCGGCGGACGGCAACGCCTATCTCATCCTTACGCCCGCTTGGGTAGTGTATCACCTCTATTCCACGGTTGGCCAACTTCTTTACCGCTGCTCTTATGGCCTGTCCATAGGACATCGTACCATTAGCCACGTGCATATACGCCAAATCGACCGCGTCAATGAATGCCTGTTCACCAGTTACAGCGGTTGTAAGGGTTAGATTGCGCAGGGTTCCCGCCGTTTTCTGCGCACCGACTTCCAATAATTGAAGCATTGCAGGAGATAAGTTTATATTCGCCGGTAAGCGGCCAGCATCTTTAAGAATTTTATTGTCATACATGATGCTTCGCACGCCGGCCTGCTTAAACAGTTTTTGGAGCTCTTTTTCAGGTGTTCCTGTTAAAGCGCTTATTCTCTGCAGGACCTCCTCATATGTCTTCCCTCCTTCCACCAAGCGCTGTAGCTGCCATGCGGTTATTGGAGTTATCTCGCCCATCTTCTTTAACCGCCGAACAACGTCGAGCAGCACCTCCTCCGCAAACTTTTCATACAGCTGAGTTATCGGTGTAAGGATGGCATCAAAATCAGCGAGATAAAGCACTATGCTATTCCTCCTTCTTCATGTATATCTCCATCCAAGCGGCCACGGCCTCCTCGGATGCTCCGACGATTGACTGCAGCCGATTTTAATCGTTCATTTTCAGGTATTCTTGTGTAAGCATCCTCTACAAGGCGCAGAGATTTTTCTGTAGTAACCTCCTCATCCCTCGAAAACGTAATTAATCCCACGGCTTTTCGCGCAGCCCTGCCTGCCTTAGTCCACTTTCCTTCCTCATCCCTGGGTTGGTTTGGGTCAAAACCTGCCATGCTAAATCTCCTCAGGCGGCACTTCCTGTTTTTCAACTTCAGCCACTGCCATTTCTAACATTTTTCTCGCAGTCGCCTCATCCTCCCGCATATTGCGCATCCTGAACTCCACCTTCGACATAATCTGCGTGGTTACCAGTCTCAAATCCTCAGTGAATTGCGCGCTGCGGTCAACGATTATGCTGTCATCATAATCATACGTGGCCGTGTACTTGCCCCTGGGTGCCAGTTTACCCAGTGTCGCCCAAACGTCCATGGCATAGAGCAACCCGTCCATCATCCTCGTGATGGCCTTTTGGGTGTCAACCACCGTGGAGTATGACCGCTGTTTGGTTGACTTGATTTCAGTGGCGGTGCGGTCCACGATATTCGGATCAGAAATGGTGCCGTATGCCAGACCACATAAAAATTCGATCTGTTTCAGGATGGCATCGAAGCCCGCGATGATATTCTGCTCGCGGAAGTCCGGTGACCACTCCTGAAAGAATTCACCCTCAGCAGAGCCTGTTTCCACTGTCCTGTATAGCCGTCGATTTGGCAGGATGGCCTTACCGTCCTTGTCCTTGCCAAACGCCAGCACGTCAATGAAGAGGGCACGCTTTCCACTGTCAAATTCCCATAACAAGTCAGACCATTGCCGATCAGCCTGCTCAATTTGCTTCACAGCCCTGCTAAAGCATGAAACACCCAATGGCGAGGTTGGGTCAATGCTGTTTGCCAGTGGGTACCTAAAATACCCATACAGCGGCCGCTCAACGTTGGCGATTGTCGCCTCATCTTTCAATTCCGCCCAGTCTGGGACCTCAGTGAGCGCGATCTCCTGCCCCAAAGCATCTCTGGTCGTGCTCTTATACGCCTTATTCCTCACCGTGTATTCTTTCTGCTCCAGCGTGTGCTGTTCAAGACGTGTGAAATGCGTGTCGCCGATCACCCGTTGATCAACAAAAACAACGTCTGTTATGCCACCATTCGCGTCAAACGCAACAGGGAGGAATTGGTCAGCTTGCACGATGTCCACGTTTATGTGCCCATCACTAATGTATGGTTTTAGAATCACACTGCCCTTAGCCGCACCCAGTTCAATGATAGAGCGCATGTTCAACAAAACAGTCTCCAGTTGCTCTAACAGGTATGCTGCCCGCGGTGATCCGTCTACCTTGACTCTCATTTCCAGGGTGCTTAGCCTCGCAATTTCGGAGCTAATCGCGGCCGCAAGATTTGTGGACACCACCTCATCATTTAACCACGGTGCTTTATTGACGTACATGTTTGACCACAGTTCCAGAGCACTGGCCATCTCCTGCGAGATAAACACGTCCACGCCTAATTTGTCTTTAATTGATGACTTACCAATCACAATTGACCTCCAAAATTCTTTCACCCAAATGATCAGTCTCTGTAGCATAAGACTATCTCCACTTTTTCCATGATGCCACAAGTCCCATAGCGTTCATTCCCTTTACAGTTGCATCGAGCACTTTCTCGGATTCAATGCTAACAATAGCCGATGGGGAAGTATCCTTCATTTTTGATGATATGATGTAATCAAGATTATACTTAATGCGCCTACCTAAGCCAAAAACATAATCCGCATCAGACCCGGA